ATTTGGTGACCCGAATAAGGATTCTTGGGAGCATAGGCTCTCCAAGGCCTTTGGCTACGATTACAATCATGGAGACTGTTTAGCTAGAGGATGGGATGTCCTAAGCGGAGTGGTTACTGAGAGAGCCGACGAAGCTGCGTCACATACCAGTAAAACTGTCGACGCCATAAGTGGCATCGCCATGTTAAAAATGGCGAAGATGTTGAGGCATAGATGGAGTTGGCTCAAGCTGGTTCCCACACCATGGATAGAGGATCCACGCATACAGAACATGCTCAGGGTTTTCGAATCCAGGGAGATAGCCTATAAGTTCTTCCGCTGGACTTTTATACAGTACAGCATCTCATCACTTCTGCTATTGATTGCGTGGTACCGTGGTGGTTTCAAGGGGTTTCACTTCATATTCACGTGTTGTTTCCTCTTGGCCATCACTTCCACTGTCCAGAAGAAAATGGTGGCCACTTTAGATGAATTGTACGTCCGCGACTTGGCTGAAAGAAACTCGATAGCGCCAACACTCAAGGCATGGAGAGATGACAACGCGAGAAACATTTGCAGAACTGCTCTTGCAGTTGGTATAGTGTATACTCTCGCAAAGATATACCGAGTCATTAGGAACAAACCGAAGTCGCAGGGCACTCTCATGCCCGAGAACGCTGAGCAAATTGCCGCTAGGGACAAGGAAATTAATCCCTGGGCAACACCAGGCAAACGGGAGTTCCCATTTTCTCACCAGGCTTTGTGCACGAATAAGGACGATTTTGTTAAGATCGTTGAGCGCAACTTGGTCTATGGATCCGTTGAAACTACGTATGGTATTATGGCACTCAATGCTCTCTTTGTTAAAACTGGAGTGATGATTGTGCCAAACCACTATTTCACGGATGCCAATGTTGACACCCTTAAATGCACCTTCAGGAAATCTGCACCATTGGAATCTGGTGGCATGTTCCCAGCTTATATATCGCTGAAAACAGCAATTAGGATACCGGACACCGATCTTGTGGCATGTTATTGCCATGCTGGAGGATCCTTTAAGGACCTCACACCGTGGTTCCCGATATCGCAGCTACCAGAATTACCGTTCACGCTTGTTTACAGAAGCAAGGACGGCAAGGTCACCACAGCCAAGGGGATGGCAGTACCAAAGGATGGCATCGACACAGGAGTTGGAGTCGAGTTTTCCGGCGGATGTTATAAGAACTTTGGTATGGACACTTTCAAAGGTCTATGTGGTGCTGTTGTGGTGGCTGAAGCCAAGGGAGTTAATATAGCAGGCTTCCATTTAGGAGGCAGAGACGGCACACCCTACGGGGTATATGGTTCCGTACTCAAGAGCACTCTCGACCGTGTTTTAGATGAACTGGCCACGGTTGAAACAGTGCTTGTGACTGGCAGTTTTGAAACGATGCCCAGCAAGCAAATGGGCATGGAGGTTATGCAACCTTCGGCTAAGCTGCACTACAAGTCATGTTTGAATTATATGCCCAACCCCTCACAAATAGAATATTATGGGGGTTGTTTTGGTATGACGACGCCTAGCACTAGCGTCAAGGTCACGCCAATTAGCGAGCATGTTATGGACATTATGGAATTGCCCAATATATATGGGCCTCCCACCATTTCTCCTCGCTGGTTTGGTTGGCAGAAGTGTATAGCCAGCCTCTCACAACCTGCACAACCTTTCCCTCCGGAATTGTTGCAGAAAGCGGTTGCTGATTTTAAAGTGTATTTCATACCCATATTTCAGCGCCCTGAATGGAGAGACACTCTTCGCCCATTGACCTATGAAGAGAATTTACATGGCATACCAGGAATCAGATTCATAGATCCGATACATTTGGATACATCAATTGGCTACCCAGGATCTGGACCCAAATCTCGTCATGTGGAATACGACGAGAAGGGAAGGGCCGTAAAGTTCGTGCCCGTCGTCCAGGGTGAAATAGACAGGAGCATGGCTTGTTACGAAAGAGGTGAGCGAGCCGGCTCCGTGGCTAAAGGGTGCCTCAAAGATGAGGTGATTGCGTACAGCGAACCTGGCAAACAGAAATGCAGGACTATTTACGCTAGTACCCTAGCTCTGACTTTTAATGTCAGGGGCCATTTCCTCCCCTTGATCCGAGCAATCCAGATGAATCCGCTCATATGCGAAACTGCCGTTGGGATTAATGCCCATAGCAGGGAGTGGGAACAGCTTTACAAGCACATAACCCAACATGGAGAAGAGCGGATGATAGCCGGAGATTACAAGAGTTATGACCAGAAATTGTCATCCCAGTTGCTCCTGGCATCGATCAGACTTTTGATAGACGCCGCCCGGGAGTTACCAGGGTACACCGAGAGAGACATACGGATTATGGAAGCTATGGCAGGTGATTTAGTTTATGCCCTTATCGCATTTAATGGCGATCTTATTGGGCTCATCTGTGGCGGCCACATTTCTGGAAACTCCCTCACTGTCATTTTGAATGGCTTCTGTGGACTACTCAACTTACGGTGTTGTTTCTTTTCACTTTACCCAGAGGTGCCAGTAGGAAACTTCAAAGATTGCGTCGCTCTCACCACTTACGGCGACGACAATGGAGGAACTGTTGCACCAGGATACGAGAAGTTCAACATCAAATCGATATCTGAATTCTTGGCCCAGTATGGGCAGACCTACACCATGCCAGATAAGGAGTCGGAGCTTGTTCCGTATTTAGATCCGAGGAAGTTTGAATTCCTAAAGAGGAAGAATGTATATATTCCAGAGATCGATTGTAACGTTGGAGCTTTGCTCGAGACTTCTGTTGCCAAATCATTACACTGCTTTGTCAGGGATAAAGGCAGTCCACTTAGTGTGGAACAAGCCTGTGCCCAGAACATTGACAACACGTGCTATGAATGGTTCTTCCATGGCAAGGATGTCTACGAAAGACGGCGGAAAGAATTAATTATGGTGGCTGAGATGGCCGGTCTTAAACACATGACCAACAGACTGGACACCACCTTTGAGGAATTCGTCGACAAATGGAAAGAAAGGCATGAGCCTCAGGAAGGGGAAACCGAGGCTGATGTCATGGCTAGGACGGCCATCTTTGATGAAGAATGGCCAGAGCCAATAACTGACCCGGAATGTCAATAAACTTCCGCCCCGCACCCCCGTGGGGTTCCTGTGTATAGTTGAAGAGGGGTGCGTGTATATGGATACCAATTTTGTATATGTTTATATGTTTCGTAAGTACATTAATTAGGCTTTGCACGTATCGGACACCCTTACGAGGGTACCGCTATTTAGTGGAGGCGTAGTCCACCAAATAGAAACATTTGTCTTGGGTGTGTTGAGTCTTTCACCCTAGACTATTCTTGACTTTCTAAACCTACTAAAATCAATAAAACACCTCGAAAGAGGAAACTTGTTAAACCAAAGAGCAGCTCTCACGAGACCTGCTCGCCCAGGAGTGTGATGGATTTCCCACTCTCTGGGTTTTGCCCCAGATGTCACCATGAACATTGTGTTTGTCCTGCTGATGACCAAAAGGTTGTACCACAGTCAGGGTTTGAAACCAAAGTTAATCCAGGAGGTTGTACCATGTTGTCTACGGAGCAAAATATTCGTTTTCGTGATGCTGATATTGGCGAGTGCGTTGATGCTTCTGGTCCCTTAGAGGCCACCCGCGCTCGTAATGGGAACGAGGCAGCGAGTTTTGAAGACTTTCTATCTCGTCCCATACGCATCTACGAAGCTACTTGGGAGTTAGGCACTTCTATGAACCTGTCCTTTGATCCATGGACTAGGTTTCTTACAGACAAGCGTGTCTCGAATAGAATTTCCAATTTTACCCTCATGAGTTTGAAACTGCATGTCAAGTTTATTGTTAATGGCAACAGTTTTTACTTTGGTAGGGCAATGGCTTCGTACATTCCATGCTCGGCATTCGATCAGACGAATGGGTTTGCTAATGAGCTTGGGGATTTGATCTCTTTATCACAATGCCCAAGAATATTCTTAAATCCAACAACTTCGTCCGGTGGAGTGTTGACTCTCCCCTTCTTTTATCACCAGGATTACTTAGATGTGACCACTGGTTCAGCCGCATACTTAGGCTCCATTAGAATGAGAGACATCGCTCCTTTGAATCACACGGCTGGTGGGACTGATCCGTTAACCATTACAGTATTTGCATGGGCGACGGACGTCCAACTGGCTGTTCCCACAGCACTCAATGCCAATGGCATCGTGGCCCAGTCCGGTATGGAATCGGACAAGGTGAACCCAGGATTGATATCTGGGCCAGCTTCCGCCATCGCCATGGCATCGGGTGCTTTGTCCAAACTCCCAGTCATAGGACCG